TGAATGGAGGAAGGCCACCCGGGCCGCGCAGTGAGCTGTCACGATCCGAGCTTTGAAGCCCCGCTCCCGAACACCAACCACGCGTGCGTGATTGGCGCGGGGGTCGGTCTTCGAAAGCATTCGGACGCGACGCCCACTGCGCTGACTGGGTGCCGCCTCGGCGATGGAATGTTCCACCGCCGATGGGGGGAGATGGAGGCACCCCTCGAGACTTTCTCGGAGGGCACGGGCGAAACCACCCTCCCGTCTTGAGTATTCAAGGCAGGAGCTCTCTTGCACAGGCGGTTCAGATTCGACGTCGAACTTGAGTCCGGTATTCCGGGCCCAGTCGGCGGCGTACTGTTCCGCGCTGGAGAGGAGAGCATGTGGTGTCTCACCAGCCCTCGAGAGCATCTCTCGATGAGCCTCCATCGCATCAGCCACGACGCGGTCATCCCCTTCGGGGAGGGCCCGTCCCACGTAAGACCACTGGAGTAAACACTCCGGGCTTACGTGGCCGAGGACCTGTGGAAGTCCAAAAAAGACTTTTGAGCCGATGTGCTTCGGCGAGCCGGTGAAAACCGACTCGCGGATTAAAGCACACCAGGCCTTAATTCTTTTAAGGACCTCGGACGGACCTCGGGTAACTGATGTCACCAGGATGTAGCGTGCTAGGGCCTGGCAGTGTGCGTAGCGGTTTCGGGCCCGCTTGTTGTCGAGATTAAATCTCGGCCACTTGCGGGTAGCCAAAATCGCACACACACACCGCCAGGTTTCCTTTGCGACCGTGTACCTCCGCTTAAAAACGGAGGGCGGCACGTGTCGCAAAGACTCTAGCACGCTCGTGCCGCTGAGCACGTAACCACGGGTAGACGGACGACGAAGAGGCACAGGCCCCTTCTGCCCGCGTCCGCGGCTACGCTGACGCTGGGATGATCGACCTTTAGGGCGATCATCCCGGCGGGCAAGCGCTAGTCCGCAAACTACCCAGATCTCGGTCGAAAGACCGATTTCCGCAGTGGTGTTACATCGTAG